CCCATTATTGCGAAACTGGCGATCGTTCATCATTTTTTCTCGATGATCAAGAAATCGTAGAGTACGATAGGGATTTTACCCTTTTATCACATTATAGTGATTTGCCTAGCTCAATGGCAAGTACTATGTCAGTTCGCGATTATCTTACCAAATGCGACGTAACGATAGAGCGTGGAAAGAAGCTTATTGCTTATTTTAAGAAAGATCGCTTTAAACTTAGTCTTTTGACTAATCAACAAAATTCCTTAAATCGTTTTAAATTACGTGCTATGGATAAGTTGCATGTCGAGTCTCATAGGGAGGCTCCTATAGGCATTTGCTTTTATGGCACACCTGGCATTGGTAAGAGCGCTCTTATAGATAAATTTCTTCACTGTGCTTATGAAAATGAGCGTTTTATTAAAGGTGAAGGTAAGAGCTATGATCAATCTCTTAAATATATGTATAACGAAGATGATGATTACTTTTCTGAATTTAAAGTTTCACATGAAGTATGCGTTATTGATGATGTTGATCAATTTAAAGATGAAATTAACGTACAGAAGAAAGGAGGTGCTATGGCGAAGGCCATTTACCTAATTAACCCCATTCCGTACATTACAAATCAGGCAGCATTAGAAGATAAAGGGATGATTCCCTTTTTATGTAAGTATGTTATTGCAACAACTAACACATATGATGCTGGAATTAGCAAAATTTTTCGCAAAGAAGGTGGAGCATTTAGACGCTTCATCTTTATTGAGATTTCTGTTAAACCTGAATATTGTAAACCTGGTAGCACCCAATTACGTGGTGATTTATCAGATGATGGTTACGCTAATCATGATTTACATGATTTTCGTGTGCGTAGCTATATTAGTACAGGTGCAGTTTCCGCTCCTTATTATTGGGACAAAATGAAGAACACTTACGTTGCTTCGGCTGATGTCCCTGTTATGTCGTTTGCTGAGTTATCGAAATTTATGTTCGAGCACGTGCAAAAACCACATTATAATCAGAATCGATTGACTGAGAAGTCTGTTGATCACTTTTTACAGAGCCCTTTTTGTCCAACTTGTAAAGTTGTCAAGGTTTTTTGCTCTTGTGGTTCAGCACAAGCTGGCACTCGTGCTGATGACGGCGTCGATTTTTTGACGCCAATAGGCTGGATTTTAGGCACTTTGCTTTTATTCCAGATGATATATACTTGGTTTTTATACAATGTACATAAAATGATTAGTCGTGTATACAATAGTGATCGTCCTAATTGGGCGACTCGCAGACTAGTTGCACAACTTAAACGTATGCCCAATTTATATCGCCTACCTTGGTGGTTTAAATATATGCCATCTTGGCTTATTTCTTACGCTTTATGCGAATCTTGGCATATTTGGCTAGATAAGCAATGTCGTTTAATACACGACAAGAGCATTCTGTTGCAGAGTTACTGTGAAGATAAAAATCTTCGACGCAGTCTGTACGGACTTGTTGCTCTCAGCACCATATATTATGTAGTACGTAAGTGCTCATCACTCATGATATTGAGTGGAGCCAGTGCTCAATCTTTGAGTATTGAAAAGCCTAAGAATGTTTGGAAAGTAAACTATAGGGATCTTAGCTCTCTTAGTGGTGCTCCAAACACAGTTACACTAGAGCAGCTTGAAAAAGCTATTGAACTTAATATAGTGTATTTTGGTGTTAAGACTTCATGTGGCAAAGAAGTTTTTACTAATGGACTAGGTTACCGAGGTAATCTGGTTTTTGTCCCACGACATTGGTACAACAGGATTAAACCATTTTTTCCCTGTAAAACAGATATCATTCGTGAGGATGTTAATACCACAGCTGGTTCAAACAGGTATAATGTCTTTTTAGATGAGGCAAATTTCTCTGTTTATCCTTTTGGTGATGTTATGGTATTACAACATACATCATTGAGTCCATTTCGTGACATCAGCAAGTTTATTGTTGATGATATGCTAAGTGGTTCGATGGAAGGGGTGCTCCTTTCTCGAAAAGAGACTGGTCTACTTAACAGATATACGGTTAAAGCTATGACTCAGTCCATTCTCACTTATACTAGCGATGGTGACCGTTATCAATACCCTGGTTATAAAGGGTATGTTGACACTCCAACACAATATGGTGATTGTGGTGGTCCTTATATATTAAGAGGGCGTAACGGTATAGTGGTTGCAGGGTTTCATGTTGCAGCCAAAGTTGTCGAGGGCAGATATGCCACGTCTGCATTCGCATGTCCATTGTTTAATATGGATAGCGATAACTCAACATTCATCCCGCATTCATATGACGGATTTGATTTAGGTAAGACTTATATTTGTGAGTACGACCTACAAGTCAAACCTGTTCAACATCAGAAATGTCCTATTAGGGACACTACAGGTAGTGAAGTCATAGTGTTTGGTTCAATTAATACGCATAGGCGTAAAATGAAGACAAACGTCAAGAACACTTTAATGTGTCAAGATGTATTAGATCATTATGATTTGTTAGAACCAATGCACATATCTCCAGCGGGCATAAGCTCACACCAAGCTACAATTAATAATGTAGATCCTATGTTTGAGAAATTGATTTTTCCTCAATCATATGTAACTCGTGCTGAGCAAGCACTCTATGAATGGTATTCAAACACCATTGAAGAGTATGAAATGCTAATATCTCCTTGTCCATTGGATATGGACAGTGCTATTAATGGCATAGATGGTATAGCATATATGGAACGAATGCCTGTCAAGACGTCAGGTGGTTTTGCCCATAAAGGACCTAAAAGTAAAATTTTAGTGGAATTACCCCCGACCGAAGAACATAATGTTCGATATGGTTTTAACGATGATCTTACTGAAGAATACGAACGTATGCTTCACAATTATCGCGAGGGCAAGCGTAACAACATTATTTGGGATTTTAATTTTAAAGACGAGCCCATAACGCATGAAAAGTTACGTAAACAAAAATGTCGCATTTTTAACAGTGGTCCGGCGGCATTTATAGCCTTGGAACGACAGTTTTTTCTGTGGTGTATTCCATTGTTTAGTGGTCCACTTCGCCATAAGTTCGGTATGGCTATCGGTGCAAATTGCTATGGCAATGATTGGAAAGTTTTATACGATCATATAACCAGACATGGCACCGGGCGCCTCATCGCGGGCGACTACTCCAAATTTGATAAGCGCATGTCAGCACAGATGATGTGCGCAGCTTTCAACGTATTATTACGCATTATGCGTGACAATGGATGGAGTGAGAGCGACATTTGTGTCGCTCGTGGCATAGCCACAGACATTTGTTATCCTATATCCAATTGCTTTGGAACCATAATAGAGACTGAAGGTAGCAATCCTTCTGGTCACTCTCTCACCACAGTAATTAATGGCATGGTTAACATAATGTATATAATGATTGCTTCAATGATTATTGAAGAAGAACGTGGTGTCGAGTGCATTGATTATTCTAATTTCTTAGATTATTGCTCAATACTTACGTATGGTGATGACAACTGCATGTCGTGTAGATATAAGTGGTTGAATCACGTAAATATTTCCAATGCATTAGCTAAATATGGAATTATTTACACTACAGCTGACAAAGAGTCAGAAATTGTCCCCTTCATAGAAGTGAGTCAATTGGATTTCCTCAAAAGGAAATTTGTAATTGGTCTCCATGGAAAAGGGACAGTAGGTTGTCCGTTGGCAGAAGAATCTATTATTAAGATGCTCACTGTCGTTACGTACAACGGGAATATTACTTTCGACCATCAGTGCGCTGAAGTCATCAGTGCTGCTAATAGGGAGTATTTTCAATATGGGAAAGAGCGATGTGATAAAGAATTTGAGTTCTTAAATTCGCTCGTTGATAAATATGAGCTACGACCATATTTAAATGATGGCAAGCTCCTTAAATACGATGAACAGTATTTAATACTGTTCGACGAACCGAGAAGTTCTAAAACTACAGAGACCGAAATGTCTAAAAACTAGCTGAATGCACTTTAGCGGTATCGCCGCATGTCATATAGACCATTTGTACAATTTATTTATCATGTTTAGTATTAAGCCAAAACTTAAAACAAAACCCTCCCAAATAACATCCAACTGTTGTGTTGGTGACAAAGTCTGCGTTTGCAGACATTGTTATTATCACAATCCTGAGTCGAAGGATGCTCGAGTTTATTTAGATCATTTGATCAGACGTGAACTAGAGGAAAGGAGACTCAAGGTAGAAGATGAAGTGATTCAGGTTCAATCTGGTTCTGAACAGGTTTCCAATGTTAAAATTGAAGACACATGTAATGAAACAGAAATGAATCTTGAATTTAGTGATGCCGTTCAACAATATAGTTTGGTAATCGGCGACCAGATCTCAGATCCGACCTTTGGAATGTCCAAAGTCGGTGATGCGGATGGTTTAGAGCATTTTCTCGAACGTCCTGTCGAGATTTTCTCTAAAACTTGGCAAGTTGGTGAATCACCAGCTTATGTCAATGAGATTAACCCGTGGGTTTTATTTTTAAATAACTCGCGTGTTTTGAATAAACTTGAGACTTTCAAGTTATTACAGGGCAATTTGAACATTAAGATCATGGTCAATGGTTCACCATTCCATTATGGTCGCATGTTCTTTGGGGTTAGACCTTCGGTATATGATAACAATCCGTTAAATATTGGCCCAAAAGTGCAATTAGTTTCGCCTAATTTTCACGACCAGGCTAATTCGGATAGGACAATGCCATGTATGCAAAGTTTGTATTCACAGCGTCCTCACGTATTCATTGATCCGTCTACTAATCAACCCCAACACATTACCTGGCCGTTTTTTGCGGCTGGTAATAATATAGATCTCATGCAATCCTTTACGTTTAGACGTATGGGAGTAATAGAGATTTGGGAGCTTAATTCGCTTGCACATGCAAACGGTGCTACAGATTCAGTTGAAATAACTATGTTTGCTTGGATGTCCAATGTTAAACTAGCGGGTCTATCTCAAGGCACTGTTACACCCCAGTCAGGGGTCAGAATGCGCAAATCGAAGAATAAACCTAAATTTACTGCCAAGTCTGGTGCAGACGAATATAGCAGTAATGGTTTAATTTCTGCTCCAGCTACTACGCTAGCTAGCTATGCCAATTATTTTACTGAGATACCATATATTGGTGCTTTCGCGAAAGCTACCAATATTGCCGCGTCTGCTGTTGCAGGTGTTGCAAAGATTTTTGGTTATTCTCGGCCGCCCATTTTGACTGATACGATGTTTGTTCGTCCACAGCCAATGGGTAATTTGGCTAACACCACTGGTGCAGATCCATTGATGAAATTGTCTTTAGATCCTAAACAGGAATTGACAATCGATCCAGCTACTCTTGGTTTACCTGCAGATGATGAAATGTCATTTGCTTATTTATTAAAGAAAGAAGCTTGGATTGACACATTCAATTGGAACCTTAACACCACTCAAGCAGAAGGCCGTATTTATAGTCTGCTGTTGCATCCACACACCTCTCCTAGTTTTTATACACCAGTAGTTGGTGATGATGGTGGAAATGCCGCACACACTAAAACTCCAGTTGGATTCGTAGCTGAACCCTTTGAATATTGGACTGGCTCGTTAAGAGTCAGATTTCAGATAGTGTGCTCGCAATTTCATAGAGGTCGATTAATGTTTGTATATGAACCAACCCCTTGGGCTGAAGGTACAAACGTCGATACAAATAACCGCTTTGTTCATGTTATTGATATAGCGGAAGAACGTGATGTTACTTTTGAAGTTAATTGGACTCAAGAAGACGCTTATAGGCGTGTTCAAATTGGTCCTTTTAATCACGTTTCGCGATTAGGTCCTGTTTCTGGTTTTCCCAATATTGGCTACACCTCTAGGTCAAATGGTGTATTACAAGTTTATGTTGTAAATCAATTGGCTGCACCTACAGACTCCGCAAACGTTTCAATAAACGTTTATATGAGCGCAGGTGATTCATTTGAGGTTAAAGCACCGAATGATATAAACAGAATTACTTATTCGCGTTTAGATGAACCTGCTGGGCCTCCAGCACTGGCACAGTCGGGGGTGAGAGAAATTGTCACTCCCAATGAGAATATGCCGGAGCAAGAC